TTAATTTCTCCTTGTGCCTTATCCACTTTAAATAGTGGGGGCATCTAAATCAGAGTCCATCTGAGTAATTAGCTTTGAAGCATTATTACCCACTATGACAAATTTTTTCAGCAAGTTAAGAGCTTTCTGTATTCCTCTAGCCTCTAATCTCGCTTCTTTAGCTTCTTCATCAGTTCCTAAAAGCCATTTATTCTTATCATCTAAAATCATATCCTCTAATGCTTTGACATAAAGAAGATAGCCTTCATGTTTCATTAGATCTTTAGCATATAAACCATTAGTAATTGCTTCATTTAATCTTGCTTTTGAATTGCTGTCCATTTTAAATCTCCCTTAATTTAAAATTACATGCTCGGTGCGCCTGGAACAGCAGGAGGAGCACCATCACCATTTCCAGCCTGTCCAGTTATCGCATTTGAAATATTCTGGTCTACTACACCACCCTGAATAGGCTCCTGTGGCTGCATGCCTTGGATATCTACATCTTTAGGCGAAAATCCCATTAATTGCCACACTTTCTTAGCAAGAGTAGATATTGTCTCTCCAGAAAGAACCTTTCCAAATACGCCCATGAAAGAAACTATTTGATTAATCTTCCCTTCTTTATTCACCATATCGCTAATCCCCATCATTCGGAAATTAACTTCTGCTCGAATCATTTCTGGAGTAATTTCTTCATCAAACAAGTGTCCATAAAATCCAGTGACTCTGAATACTTCATCATTATCTAAAAACTGCAGATTTAGTTGATGAAACATTCTAAGAGTACGCTTTACTGCCATTTCTTCTACTAATTTAATAATTGTTCCGAATTTTTCAAGAGCTTGAGTGATTATTAGCTGTGCGCCTTTAGCTGTTCTTCCGAGTCTCCCTGAACTTGGAGTTCCTTGTACTGATTCAGGAGTCGTAGCTTTTTCTATTTCAGATGTGACAGCAGCAGCCTCATTAAAAGCATTAGAAGTGACATCATTAGTTTCTATTTGCTCTAATCCATCCATACTTCCTGTTACAATGATTCCATTAGGAGAACTAATTAAAGTGTCTAAGTCAATGTCTGCTGTATCTAGTACTTTCCACATTCTGTTAATAACAAGATTAATGTTATCGAGTCTCTGCCTTCTCAGTGTCCATAATTCATGAATATTTGCAATAACTGGCTCAATTAAACCAATCCCAAACCATTCCATAGGAACAGGGAAACAAATTGCTCTAATTAATGGCCTTTTCTGATGATCGAATGGATTAGGAATAGCTTTAAGAAGAATCTTTCTGTTAGCTATAACAATATATGCTTCTTCTTTAATTCCATCTCCATCTAGGTCATAGTTTCCCCAAAACTCAAGTATCTCTACCTGGTTAGGATCGGAAATAGGAGGAGTATTAACACCTCTACTGGTATATCTAACATTTCTAGAAGAAAGAAATGAAGTTTTATCTGGTTGAAGATCTGGCGAATTAGTATTTGCATATTTAGGAAATTCTCCTTTACCCATGTCTTTAAGATCATCTATATCCATCCAAGAACGAATAAAAACACCTTGTCCGTCTTTTTCTGTTCTCGCTTCTGGATCAGGAAAAACATCTAAAATATCAAGAACATCGATTTCAGGGCGTGTCTCAATTATTTTATATTCTTTATTCTCCGTCCATTCAAGAACATCTCCTAACTGAAATCCAAGAATTGAATACTGTCTACGAGAAGGTACCTTTTCCCAAACCCATTTACGCTTTGTTTTCCAATATACTTTAAAGTAAGAAGTTCCATAAAGAAGCAGCTGTTTAGTAAAATCAATAAATTTAAGGAAAAAATCTGCTTGTCCTAATTGATAAGTAATGAGAAGCTGAATAACATCTCCAAATGACTGGTCATCAGGATTTGAAGCAAGCACTTCAGAAAACGCTTCTTGTGACGTAAATAAAGTAGTTATAATTTTAGGTACAGCAGCCTCTATAATTTGAAAAGCAATAGGAACTGTAATTCTAGATCTAGAAGGAACCTTAGATCTTTCTGCTACATTAAAATATAGCTTATAGATTTCATTCCAAATGTTCTCGAAAGGCTTTCTCCACTGATCCCATTTAGTGAATTTTCCTGTGCATCTATTTACAATAGCTGATTCTTTCTCCATTCTTTTGATAGGATCTTCTTCAGCAATTTGAATAGGAGAGAATTTTGGATTTGCCTGTGTATTTTCTTCTTGTGGTTTATTTTCTTCATTCATTTCGTATGGCATAATTTATCCTTAATATCCTGTTATAGAATCTGATATCGTTGCCCGTCTACTAAATCTTTGTTTCACTACCCTTGAAACTCTGGCAGCATAAAGGCCCTGTAAAGGTCTAGAAAAAGCATATCTCAAAGCATCTAAAGCATGGTCATTCTTTGACACAGGCTTATCTCTGCTAACTTTATCATCATTAGATTCAGAATAATGGTACTCTTGAATTTCTTCGATTAAATGAGGACATTTTCCTCTAAAAAATTTAATTCTTTCTTCAATAAGTAAAGATCTAATTCTTTCTATTCCAACATCTATAGTTTTATCTGCTTCTTTTATGTTCTTATTACCATAATACTGATTAAGCTCAGCAATAAGTTGCGAGTCATGTGCATCAGCTAAAACATAAGACAGTTCTGAAGTCTCCAGGAACTCTGATATCACTCTCAATAAAGTTTCATTCCTGTAAAACTCGCTGAAAACATAAAAAGTATTTGAATCAGGATCTTTTGCTATACACTCCACAGCGTTTGGATCTCGCCTGCCGAAGTCCAGACCTCCGAATTTCAACCATCCCTTAGGAATAACAAAAGGATCTACAACATGAGTATCTTCATCAAACTCAGGATAGACAAGTCCTTCTAATCTTGTAAATTTTCCTAAATATCTTCGCTCAAAGATAGCTTTGGGAAGAGTTTTCTTCATCCTCTCAAATTCATCTTTAGGGAACACAGGATTGTCTGTAGAAGCCCATGTTATAATACAAAAATCTACATCATCTTTCTTTTTATAGAAGTCTCTAAAGAACCAATTACTTGCATAAGGAGTAGATGTAATAATACACCGTCCTTTCTGCACAGACAAACGGCCTTGAACATTAATCCAGGCCTGAGATTTCATCTTTCCTGCTTCGTCCATCCAAGCAGCTAAACAATCCATCCCTTCAATAGAATCTGGCTCATCCATTGAACGAACGTAGATTCTGCAAGGCTCTGTTGTTCCAGTCCTATTCCAATTTAATTCAAAGCAAGACTTCTGTTCTTTCCAAGTCCCCCAGTCACTAGGGAAAAACTCTTTGAACTTTGGTACTGTAGACTGATCTAGAATTTTATTTGTAGGAGCGCATATTAAATAGTCGCCCAGTTTTCCAGATTCTCTATCTACGTTTATCTGGTTTAAAAGCCAGATTGCACCTATTGTCGTCTTACCTCCACGAATACCAGAAATACATCCGATAAATCGTGCTGTTGATGCCATTACTTCTTGTTGATGTTTATGTAATACCAGTGTTGGCACTTGGTTAAATTACCTCTTTAAGTTATAATGACAAAATTGTAGAAATATTATTTTTATTAGCCCCCGAAGGGACTTGAACCCCCAGCCTGCTCATTACAAATGAGCTGCTCTACCATTGAGCTACAAGGGCACTTGGAGCTGAAAGGAATTGAACCCTCATTTCCTGAGTGCAAGTCAGGCGTTCTCCCGTTGAACCACAACCCCTTACTTAGACATTCTTTTTGGTTTCTTTCGTTTCTCTGTTTTCTTTAGAGATGCTGAAACTGAGGGCCTTACTTTAGATCCATATTTCTCTGTCCAGGTCTTTGCAACTTCTGGCTCATTAGCCCATAAATACTTTCTTTGTTTCGTTGATTTAAATGGCATATAGTCTATTTATTTTCCTTGTTTTTAGGATCTACTATTTTAGCCCTGCGCTTAGAAGGATCAAAATTATCTGGTTTATGATATTTTCCTGGTTTTATCAACATCTGTTTCTCTTCATTCCAAAATAACCCTTCTTTTCCATATTCTGGTAAATACTTAGATTTTTTAAATAAATCTCTAAAAAGCTGTT